TCAATAAAAACTCTTAAATATTTCAGTTCAAGGAATCTTGGATCCAAGACCTCGGACATTTGATCCGCAAAAGGTCGATCACTTAAGATCAGGTGGCACATATCCTCTTGAAAGGATTTCCCATATGTTGAGAAGGAAGCTGACTCTGTGTTCATTTAAATAATATACTATATATTGGCGGTTATTTTCACTAGTTTCTATTATGGTTGTAGATAAAGTTTTTAAAATTTACAAACAAATCGTTTAACTTAATCTCTCCGAAGCCATCCTCAACAAACATGGAATATGTTTTTGTCTTATTAAGGGAGGGCTCAAATTTTTCAATTGAATGATTGATTTTTTCTTTTGTCTGGATGGAGATCGAGGGAGAATACAATTGCATTATCTTATAATTTTGCTCGATCTTTTGCCGGCCGGCCACAATATTCTCGTAGCACTTCAAGTTACTTTCAACACTTTCACAGTATTCCACTAACTTGTCAATTGTACAAGATTCTTCCTCCCCCAAAAAAGGGAACCTCTTTGAAACAGTTGCTAACCCAACTCCTTGAATGCCTGTAAGGGCGTCACTCTTATCGCCAACTATGGCACGAGCAAGAGTAAAGTTTGTGGGGTGAATTCCAAACTTTTCCAAAATCCTATCCCTATTTAACAATTCCTTTTGAATCGGGCGATACAACACTGTTTCTTCGTCTAGCAGTTGGAAAAAATCTTTGTCCGAACTGACAATCAGCTTTTGCCAACCTGAGAAATATGGCATTGTACAAACGTATGAAATGATATCATCTGCCTCCACACCATCATGCATAAGTTGCACGATAGGCATTTCGTTGAGGTATTCAAATAGTCTTGTTTGTTGCCAAATTTTATTTGTCAGCTCTTGCGCTTCCGAGAGATTTCTGATGTCCCGATTGAGTCTGATCGGCTTGCGTCCTTCTTTATAATTTTTGTTAATCAGTTTTCTTTTCTGTGAGCCGCCCGGGCCGTCCCAACAGATAACAACCTGATCAGGTTTAGATTCACGAACTAATTTGTTCAGGATCTTCAAAAAACCCTTCACCCCACCAATGGGTTGTCCATTGGTGGAGAGTGAGGGGTCTACTATGTAAGCACGGAAATACATGTTGAGAGCGTCAACAACCAACAATCTCTTTTCTTGCTTAGAACTTGTGTTTTCCAACAGAATTCTCTCCAGTTGTGTATACTACTTTCTTTACACCGCAAAATTTCAAAACTTCCTCGCACATATCACAGGGCTTTGACATCCGAAATGTCCCCTCACGATTCATGCGTACAACATACATTGTAGTGCCTTGTGTGACGGAACGATCAAGACCAAGGATACAGCCAAGCTCAGCATGGTGTGTTGCGTGACCGCAGTGACGTGTATTCCTGAATCTGTTTCCAAACCTTTTATATTTATCTTTGTTGCACGCAGTATTAAGCACGGAACCGCCTTTAACTAGGACGGCTCCGTGCTTGAAATGGTCGTGCTCGCTTTGTGAAGCAACCCGCTTAGCCAGAGACAAATATCGTTGTATCCCCTTAGAAATCTTCATACCATTAATATATCAACTTTTGAAGTAAAAGTCAACAAGTATTTCAAGCTGTGATTATTTCGTCAGAAGCCTCTTCATCAATTTTGTAGAAGTCGTCAGCCTTTCCAGTTCTCTCTTCGAACTTCAAGATAACCTCTTCATCCATAATCTGCAATACACGCGCTCTAAACTTCTCATCTTGTAGCTTCTCGACCCATGACGATTTCTGAAATTTATCTGATGTGTCATCCTCATATACAAGAGTGAACCATGCACCAGCATTATTCAGATGCTCAGAGGATTTGATTGCTTCAAACCAACTCTCTTCATCACAGATCCGTACATCGTCGCCTCCCCACACAATTTTGAAAGTACAGACGCGTCCTTGCGTGCCAAACCTAGACTTTTCAATCTTAGCTTTCACTTCGGAACCAATCCTGAATCCGTTTTCATCTTGAATGAAGCTAGCTTTTGCTTTGCGGCCAGTGAGCCAGACCCTCAAAGAATATGAGTAGTTCAATGCCTTGCCGCCCGGGGTGAAATACGGGGTGGTCATTGCCTCTGCGATGTTGGAGGTAATGTTGGTCTTAAGTTGGTTCAAAACTAATAGTGTTGAACTACTGTTCGCAATCGGTTGAACCAGTTTCGACAAACCCTTGGATAAAATCCTAGGCTTTACCGCCATGCTCGACTGGGGATTGAAGTCGCCCTCGATGTCCGACTTGCTCGGAGTAAGAGCAAGGCTATCCCAAATGAATAAAAATTGGTTACCAGTACCCAATAACTCCTCAATGTTGCTCAATACATCTTCTACGCTGGTGGCTTGAATATAAAGTACATCCTCTACATTACAACCGGCGCGTTCAAGGAAGGCAGAATCTAATGCTGACTCGGAATCGAAATAAGCTACCGCAATACCCATCTTCTGAGCGTTGGCCGCAATCTGGGAGGCCATGTAAGACTTGCCCGTGCTTTCTAGGCCGGCAATCTCACAGATTTTCCCCATGGGGATGCCGGCAGACTTCCCCCTACATATAATGGAGTCTAACCAGCGAGATCCAGTCGGTATCCACTGTTCCACATCGGTTGGATTATTCTCAGTCAAGTCAAAAGCAATATTCGAACCGGTTTTCTTATTAAGCATCTTCCGCATAGCAGCGATGCTAATCTTTCCATTATCAGACACTTGGCCTCCAGTTTTAGCCATCAATTGTGAGCTTACCAATCTTGGTGGGCACGCTAGTGCTCCAGCCGGCGAACAAAGTCTCAGGGGCAGCTATCACATCGCCGACAGTAGACTCAACAGTGGCCGCCAGAGTCAGGAACCCACGCTTATAATCATATTGTTCAATTGTTTGATCAATAAAGTTAAACTCATACATATTGTCACTGATTGCTCGGGAAACAAATTCCTCAAACCCAGAAAAATCACGCGGATAATCTTCGAGGAAGTCTCCTTGTCGAATCTCAGCAATTGCGTTATTGGTAAACCCTGAATTTGTGATCACGGCCGCAACAGACTCCGCAAACCCTGTTTGTTCCAAGACATCGTCCATATAATTATCATAAGCGTGGATAATATCTGCGCCGGTCGAGTAAGTCAGGACAATCTTGTCGTTGTCATTTAGTTCCGCTTCTCGTAGTTTGTTTTGTAAGCTCATCTTCTTCCTTTTGTTTTAGTAAAAGAGACACCTGATAACCCTGTGCCTCCCTGTGGGCCGCGATGCTTAGCCTAGCAGTTCACTGAAGGCTTCATCAACAGATGACGACTGAGACCCTGAAAACTTCGAGGTCTCGGTCGATGCTCCCTCTGCTCCTTCGTCATCAAGCAAGTATTCATCTAGAATGACACCTACTTGCTCCGGAGTCTTACGCTCGAAAAGCGTGTCAAATGAAGGAATGCTCTCCAACCATTCAGTGCACTTCTCTGGACTCTCTTCGCAGAGGGGGGAGGGGCGTCGTCGTGGAGTAATTTTAGTCTGAGGGAACTGTGCACCAGCGGGCTTACCATAGTGCAGAGTCAGATCCGTGCCGACCTCTGAGTCGGTGATATCTCCGTACTCAGGATTAAGTACCAAGTTCAGAAGCTGCTCGTAAACCATCTTTCCGAATCCCCAAATCCGGACGCCCTGTTCCTCTTCACCGCGTACAACGACGGGGGAGAAGAAGCGCTGGCGGGCCATCAAGTTCTTTGCCATCTTGATGCTATCGTCAGTACCCTCGTTAAAGAGCTTTCGCACAAAAGTATCCAGTGGATCGTCTTCGCCAAAGTTCTTCTTAGGACTCAGGAAGCCGGCGTTGTTGCCAACGTTGTAGTGGAACCAAAAATCTTTAAAAGGATCGCCGTCCGTAGTTGGAACGATCCGAATCGTATTCTCACCATCAGCAGGGCGCCAAAAGCCAGCCTTTGAGCCTCTACCTTCAAGAGCAAGCTTTCTTGCCCTAATCTTTTCAATGTTAATAGCCATTTGTTTCTCCTTTTTGCATCAAGCTATAGTATGTTCAGCAAATTTTCTGAACATCTGTTGTATCTGTTTCTAATATAACAAGTATTAAGTCTTTTGTCAAGAGTTTTCTTGCACCTGTGAAGAATAAAAAACACAGAATCCATAATCATCTTCGTAGTCGGTTGAAAATATTGCATAAGAGGATTTCGTTTCCTCGGTTGTCTTGGACTTTACTGCTTTTTTTATTCTCTTAAAAATTTCACCGTCCTCCAACGACTTCCTACCTAGACCATAATAGTATCTCTTTTCTGTCACATTGTTAATGGAAAAAAACGGTTTCTCTTCTCCATCCACAGAGACTAACCCGACCGTTCTAAGTCTGGACGTCTCCGGGAGGGCGGAAAATGTACTAATCTCAGGGGAGGCGTGATCAAAAACGTTTATCATATGAAGTGTACTGGTGATTAATTCATTAAGCTTTTGATAGTATTCTGCGACAGAGACTGTGTCTACTATTTCTTCGATGAGTGTATTATCAACGGTATAGATCGAATCGAATACGCCAGATCTCGCATACTCCTGTAGTACCCCGTGAACCACTTTCTCCTGCAGCACATTTATTTGCCCCAATAGCGATATATCTGGTTTAATATATAGAATTGTTGTTTTACAATGTTGCAACTGCTGTAACACTGCTAATGAGGCGCCCGAAATGAGGCCGCTACCGCAAGTTATGAAGAGAACTTCTTTCTTTACACTTTTGAAAAACTTTTTAAGAGAAGGAACGGCCTCTTCATATTGTTCGGGATGTGACTGCTCTTCCAGCACATGACATTTTTTATCTGCATCCTTACCGGGGAAACGTGTGTCGATCTTGTATACTGTGTATTGAGGATATGCCTCAAACAACTGAGCTACCCTGCATCCAGCAGAGCCTAGTCCTATAACATTCACTTCTCGATAACTTCTTCTAAAATAATTCTATCTTTGAACGAGCCCCGCCTGCCCACCTTGACTTGTCTGGCTGTCTCAACATCGTATGGATCCAACTCATAAAAGATAGTGATCGCTTCCATCACTTCCAATACATCTGCCATCTCTTCCTCACAAGGAACAAATCTGAACTCTCCGATCTCTTCCTTCAGCTTTTCCCACAGCTTTTGTTCATACTCTTTGTCCCCAGCAATATGTGTTGTAAATTCTTTTCCTGATTTACGAATGATAGTCGGGATCCGGTCTCTCACCAGCTTATCATATTTCATAAATTCACCTCGTTCATAGCTCCAAAATTCTTGCCGACCTTCACATTGGTCTTAAAGTTTCCAAATTCTGTTTGCTGGAATTTCCCCACAATTTCTCCTATGTATTTTTTGTCTTCCACGGACATATCGATAATCATACTATCATGAATCATAAAAGAAATAAAGGATTTTTTATCTTTTAGAAAATCATATATCTTCACGGCCTGTCGTAAAAACAAATCACTGGCAGTACTCTGAATAAGATAGTTTACCGCATGGTGCGCATCTGAATCTATTTCTCTGCCGTATGGATTAACAACTTTCCCGTCTTTGTAATATTTCGCTTTCAATTTATCTCTATCGTAAAAACGTCCGGACAAGTGATCTCTCGACTCTGGATTATAAAGCCACGCAAATATTCTTTTCTTCGCTTCCTCTCTGGACTGGAGGCCTCGATATATATGCTCAGCATTCCACTCGTGGAGATCATCCGATGGCTGTTCCTTGGACAATAGAGCTAAAAGCACTCTCAATTCGGTTGCATTGAAATCCAACTCTAAAAACAAATCGTTGGTGGGTTCAATAATGTGCCTAAAATCTTTATCAAAATTCAAAATCGGGAAGAACCCCTTGGTCGTCGTCAGCCGGCCTGTTTTCGTGCCAAATATGTTGTACTTCACATAGGGTTGTATTTTGGAAAATTTATTATTGAATCTCCTCATCTTGTCAAGACTCAGATCACTTCGCTTAAACTTCTGATTTAGGTTTAATTTCCTCTGTCCGATTTCCCCAGTCAATTGAGATAATAATAACAAAAAGTCATAGTTTTGTGGCTTTTCATGATTCTCCAAGACATGCTCGGTTATTTCATTCTTCATGTTTAGAAATTCAACCAGAGTCGCTTCTGGTACCAGATCAAAAAAGCAATTATCCTGTAGTGAAATCTTCGCCTCTCTAAATGAACGTAAAAACGCTTTCATTCTTTTATTTAGGGCAGTCCATCTTTCTTTCAAACGGGGGGGACACACATCATCCAGTCCGCGACCATCACAAAAAAGCTGAGCGTACTCTATGCTGTTAGAATTCTGGAAGTGATTTGTGTGCTTCCAAGTCTTAGTCAACTCGGCCAAATCGTAGGCGTTTTTAAACTGCCCGTCGACAAAAACAGTTGCGCACTCGTTCTTATCGTCTATAACCTGAAATAGCACTCGCGCTCT